TGATGACAGATTGATACTGCCACAAGATGAAGGCGCTGTCTTTCAGACCATTCAGCAATTGGGGAATTATGTTACCAATGTTAGTCAGAATATTTTAACCACCACGTTGAATGGAAAGCCATATCAAGGTGTTAAAATATTTCGGCAAGGCAATGGAATAGTGGCTACGGATGGCAGCAAAACAAAATCTAAAGCAATAGACATTAAGCAACAAGATATTATAGGTCAGCCAACTTGGCTAGGAAACAACACTATTCAATTTAACACTGTTTTAAGATGTGATCTGACAATCTCTAGCGAAATCACTTTACCCTTAATTGCGGGTCTACAAGCTGTTACAAATTCAAATAGCGCCAGCAATGCAAGGGTCAAAAATGCTTTTAATGGCACTTGGATAATACAAAGCATACAACACGTTGGCAATTCCAGAGAACCAAGCGCGCAAAGCTGGATTAGTAATTATACCGCTTATAGCACTCAGGCGTCTCCTCTCGTTATTTCTGAAAGTTACGTAAGCTAATGATGTATGATGACGCCTCTCAAAAGCTGTTTATTGGCGATTCACTTAATAAAATGATGCGCGCTAAGGCGCAGGACGCAGTGCAAGCCCTCGGCAAAGGGCTGCCCTGCACAGTAGTCGCAATCATCAATCCCGGCATTGTGACTGTTAACTTTGAAGTTGCCGTAACGCCAGCGCCATTGCCTCAAATGACTATGCCGGTGGGGAAGCCTCCTTACATTCAATACCCCATCCAGATAGGCGATATTGGCGTGGCATTGTCTGCCGATTTCCGCACGGGCGGGTTAACGGGGCTTGGCGCAGGTGTGCCGAACTTGCAGGATACGGTCGGCAATTTGTCCACCATGACATTCTTCTGGCTAGGTAGCACCAAAGAGACATTCATCAATTCCCAAGCCACCACGTTGCTAGAGCCCACTGGCAATTCTTATGCGTCTGTTTCTGCCTCGGGAACTACCTTGCAAGGCAGCGAATTTGTTAGTGGCAATGTTGTCGTGGGATCAGGGGCAACGGGAACGTTCACGACGGCTGAAGGATTGACGGTCACTGTGCAAGACGGCATAGTCACTAATATCTATTGAGGGATTTAAAATGTCAGTTCCACAGGGAAGCACTCCTTACAATGAACTGGTGGTCCAAAATGGTATCATCAGCATTAATCTCGCCTCTAACTGTAATCAGCTAACCAGCCTTGCCACAAATATCGTAGGCAGCCTGAATCAAACGCTGGCCGCTGTTACGGCTCAATATAATGCCGTCACGGCTACGCTAAATCAAACAGAGCAAGACGCCTTAAATCTATACAATCAAATTGCGGCCATTGCGGGGTGGCAAAGTTCACAAACCGCTCTTAGCGCTCAATTGACCACGGCATCGGCTTTGACCGCGACAGATGTGGGCGGCATAGTATCGTATCTCCAAGCGCAGGCTGCGGCAATGATCACCGTTAACACCACATCTCTAGCCACGATTGTTGAGCAGCTTTTGGCGTTGAACAGCGCATATCAAACCCTCAATAACGACATCACCAAACTAACTCATCAGATTGACACTTTGGAAACCCAACTGACGCAATTGCCAGAAAGCATAACCGCCGTGACTAATGCGGTGCAGGCGGCGGCATCTAAATTTGAAAACTGCGTGGTGCCGGGTTTCTGATAAGGCAAAATGACCAAGGCAAGGTGGGTTTACTTTTTGTCAAAAATGAGCCAAAGTATCAATCTATCTCAGGCTTTAATAACAGGGCAGCGCAATGAGAACTTGGGGCCGAGATTACGCTAGTGCGCAAAGCAGCGCGATTGGTGAATTTTCCATAGGCATAAGCGCGATCGGCGGCTCCAATGCCACTAATTCAAATATTTATCCAACATATAATTGGGTCGAAGTAACTACTGACGACAATGGTTATAATGATGCTGTGTGGCTGACAACCTTGGCGCAGGTTCTTCAATTGAACTTGAATGAATCGCCCTTTTTTGGGAATTATGGCATTCCCTCACAGCAAAGCGTTGTAACTCAGGTTTTCCCTGATTACTATGTTTCGCTAACGCAACAGAATTTTTCTCAGTATTTTATGGCTCTTTTGATTGCCAAAAAGAACGTCTTTGATCCAGTTTACAATATTAACGCCACTGCCAATCCCGGCGCTATCCTGTTGAATCCGGTGCCCCTCTGATGACAACATCCACCCCAATTAGCGTTAATCTCAATGTTACGTCTGCTGGGGCCCAGCCTACGTCTCCTGTTACGCTATGGTCTAATCTTATTCAGTTGGTGGCGGCTAATAACCCCGGTTACACCGTTCTCCCCGGCGGCTTGATTGAAGACCTTGCCAGCACTGCCACCTATGCTCTGGCCTTGTGCGATTCCGCCGCTGTTGAGACCATCAACTCTTTGACGCCATTTGGTGCTAATCCGTATTTGTTGACGGAACTTGGCAATATCTATGGTGTGCCTCAGGGCACCACTTCAAACACTTCAGTCTATGTGGTGTTTACCGGGACCGTTGGTTTTCAGATTCCCCCCGGCTTTTTGGTTAGCGATGGCACTTATCAGTATCAAGTGCAAGATGGCGGCATAATACAATCAACCGGCTCATCGATCCCGCTGTATTGCGTTGCAACAGTAAGCGGTAGTTGGGCGGTCGCGGCTAATACCGTTATTACAATTGTATCAAGCGTGCCGTCCAGCATCACTCTAACCGTCACCAATCCGCAAGTCGGCATTCCTAGCGCGGGAGCACAAACGCAAGAGCAATATGCTGCCTTGGTGTTGCAGGCTGGTTTGGTTTCCGGGCAGGGCAATGCCAGCATGGCGAAAACGCTACTTGCAAACGTGCCTAACGTGCAGCCCCGCCTTATCGCGGTTAAGCAGGTCAATGGCGGCGGATGGGAAGTTATTTGCGGCGGCGGCGATCCCTACAATGTGGCTAATGCCATCTACAATTCGGGGTTGGATATTTCCACGCTGGTCGGCTCCACAATTGGCGTTACAGGCGTTACCAATGCCAATCCCGGCGTTGTGACGACTAACCTATATCACGGCCTAACTACAGGGCAGAGCAACGTTTACATTGAAGACGTTTTGGGGATTGGCGGCGTTAATGGCGGCCCTTACACAGTCACCGTTATTTCGCCCACGCAATTCAGCTTTGGCGTTAATACGATAGGTTTGGGAACGTATAGCGGGGGTGGCGTTGTCACCCCTAATACGAGGACAATATCGGTTAACATTAATAGCTATCCAGACACTTATACAGTGCCCTTTGTTAATCCGCCCGATGAGACGGTAACAATTCAGCTTAGTTGGAACTCCATAAGCCCCAATTACGTTGACGCCACTTCTGTTTCTCAGCTTGGCTCTACTGCTATCTCCAATTACATTAACAGCATTCCTGTTGGCGCTCCAATCAATCTATTTGCTTTGCAAACTGATTTTATCGAATCTGTGCTGTCTTTGTTTAATAACAACCCGGCACTTATTAGCACGTTGGATTGGACGGTTACGATTAATGGGTATGAGGCAGTTCCCGAGGCGGGAACTTCCCTGATCTATGGTGATGCGGAAAGCTATTTCACCATAACTACCACCAACATTACAATTACGCAGATTTGATATGGTAGCGGGTGTAGATACGAGCTGGCCGACCACGGGCCCTACGAGTATTCAGAACACGATACCGGCTTATCTCTATGTGCAGTATCAGAATGATGATAATGTGCAGGCTTTTTTCACGGCATATAACCAATACACCCAAGCCTATATTAACTGGTTTAATGCGCTTAATCTGCCCATTTACACCCAAGCGCCCGTTTCGCAGCCCGGCAACGCGATTACTCCCTTGCTGGATTGGGTGGCTGAGGGTCTTTATGGCATAAGCAGGCCGGGCCTTCCTACCAGCACGGGCACGCCTAATATTGGTGATGTTAACACTTTCAATGTAAACGCCCTGCCCCTTAATGGATATATCAAGGGCATTGCCGGAACCTACACGGCAACTACAGACGACACATTTTGCCGAATTATCACTTGGGCATTCTACAAGGGCGACGGAAAAACATTCACTCCGACATGGCTGAAAAGGCGTATCAATCGCTTTTTAAATGGCGTTCAGGGCACTGACGTTACAAACGACACCCAATACAATATCTCTGTTTATCCTACTGGGTTTAAGACTTGGACTATAGAACTGGCGACTACAACTGAATCTCAAATATTCCAATCGGCTGTTAAAACCGGAGTTGTGGAATTGCCCATTCAAATTCAATGGACGGTGGAACTCGTATGAGCGCTTATCAATTTACTAACAACGCCAACACCACGCTGGGTTCCACGCTCAATAGCGGCTCCACCACTATGACAGTGGCAACGGGCACGGGTGTTAATTTCCCCTCACTTTCTGTTGGGCAAACGTTTACCGCGACTATCTTTGCCGCTGGCAGCCCCACTGGCACCCCGAATGAAATCGTGTTGGTTACGGCTCGCACAGGCGATACAATGACCGTTATCCGAGGGCAGGAGGGAACGACTGACGCAACTTGGCCTGTTGGGTCTGTTGTTTCCAATTTTCTGACTGCTGGCTTTTTGAATCAGCTTGCCGGTGCCAATAATATTCAATCTCAGTTTGGCAATTCGGCAGTTGATACGGGATCGGCCAACAACGGGGCAATAACTCTCTCGCCCTCAATCAGCGCGCTTTCGCAGATACTTTATTCGCCTATCCGCGTTGAAAAAATAAACGCAGCCAACACGGGCGCTTATACTCTGAATGTAAACGGCATAGGTGACAAAAACGTTCTATTAAATGGCAGCGCTTTGCAATCGGGCCAGCTTGCTGCCTCTCAGATTTATGAGGTGGCATGGGATGGCACTAGTTTTGAACTGCTAAGTTTTCCCGCCAAGCTAAGTAGCGGGTCGGTTACTTCCACCACCATCGCCTCTGGTGCGGTTACAAGCGGAGCCATTGCGGCTGGCGCTGTGACATCTTCGGCCATTGCCTCGGGCGCGGTCACAAGTTCCGCAATTGCCACTGGCGCTGTCACCAGCAATGGCCTTGCCGCCAATTCAGTGACAAGCGCGGCCATTGTCAACAACACGGTGGCTAATTCAGATTTGGCGCAAATGTCTGCCGGTACCGTCAAGGCAAACCTGACGGGAACGACAAACAATGCCAATGATGTGACGCTATCCGCCCTTTATACCGCCTTGGGTTTTGGCACTAATTCACTAAGCGCCTCGGGATATTACACGGCCTCTAGCGGCTTTACCTACCAGTGGGGAACGGCGACGGTTGCGGCTGGGTCTAGCACCACCCCGCAGCTTTTCAGCTTCCCGGTTGCCTTTACCACGGCCTATAGGATTGTGGTTTCGTGGAGCCAATCAAAGGCCGGGGCCACCAGCGGCAATAGCGTTGCGGCTCCTACTTTGACTAATACGCAATATGGATTGACCTGCGATGACGGATCCGGCCCTCGCACCGCAAGCTGGATTGCCGTGGGTGTAATTTAAAGCAATTTGACGCAGAAATAGGCGGTTTTATATGACTTGGTATTATTCACCATCTACTAGCGGGTTTTACCTAGACACCCTGCATGGGGATGCGCGCCCAGCCGATTGCGTTGTGATTACCGAAGATCAGCGCAATCAACTTTTGGCGGGTCAATCAGCCTGTCAAATTATCACCATTGATGAAAATGGCAATCCCGCGCTTTCAGATCCGCCCAATCTTTCCGATCAACTGGCGCTCGCCATTCGATCACAAAGAAACGCATTGCTGGCTAGCAGTGATTTTATTGTGGTTAAGGCAGTCGAAATTGCGCAACTCCCTACATCTGATTGGATAACGTATCGTCAGGCTCTGCGCGATCTTACCGCCCAAAAGGGCTTTCCGCAAAAGATTAAATGGCCGGTTTCGCCTTCTAACTAAACCCCTTGTGATTAGGAATATATCATGTCCACTCCCCTTTTTCCCGGTCAGTATCAGCCCTATCCCTCCTCTTTTCAGGCCATCAGCCTCACCAACTCTGCGGCCACTGGCCTGACACTCCCCACCGGGACTAATGGCACTCCCAAATATGCGCTTATACAGGCTCTGACTAATAGCGTTAATTGGCGCGATGATGGCGTTAATCCTACGGCCAGCGTTGGTGGTGGCATGGTATTGAATGCGGGTACTGAGCCAGAGGGTTTCAATGGTGATTTGTCTGCCATTAAATTCATTTCCACCGCCTCGGGCGGATCGACCTTACTCGTTTCCTATTACTACTGATCACTAGAATGTCTCCCCTTCAACCTTCACACGCCGACTTGGGCATAGAGATAGGAAAAGCCCAAGCGATGGCTGAGGCTGCGCAAACCACCGGCGTGCGTATGGAGGCCAACTTGAATGACCGTATGGATAGAATTGACAAGGCCATGGCTGACGGATTCAAGGAAATTAAGGATTTAATTACCGGCATTCATTCAGACATTACGGAACTGAAGGTTGAGGGCGGGAAGCATGAGGCAAAGGAAGAAATAAAAAAGCACGGATGGTCTGTTGTCGTTTCGCTTATGGCCCTTTGTGTTTCTGTTTTTTCTGTTTTAAGCGGCGCGATAAAGGCATTCTTTACAGCGCAACATTAATTGCAAGGAGCGCTTCGATGCTAAAATTGACACCGAAATGCGTTGCCTACATTGCCAGCGAGGAAGCGGTCGGTTTGTCCGCATATTTGGATTCCGCTGGTATATGGACTTGGAGTATTGGCATTGCCGAGAGCGGCGGCCATAAAGTCAGGCAATATAAAGACAAGCCCCAATCAATTGACATATGCCTCAAGGCGGCGATTGAAATGATAGAGGCGCAATATCTCCCGGTTATTGCTAAGGCCCTTCCTAATTTAGAGGAAAACCAACTAGCGGCATCTTTGTCTTTTTTGTGGCGAAATGGACAGGGTAATTTTCGCACCGCTCAATGGGTCAAGGATTTTCTGGACGGGAAGCCAACTAGCGCCAAAGCTGATTGGGCTTTCTGGACAAATCACGGGAATGAATCTGCGCGCTGCAAAAGAGAAATGGCGCTCTTTTTTAATGATTCATGGCCTGCCAATATGCGCATTCGTGTATTTACGGCTCAGGGCCCTCACTATCTTCCGGTAGGCGGGAAAATGATGGATATTATGCCTGCCCTCCAACAGATTATGGGGGGTGCATGACGACTCCCAAAATGACGGACGCTCAGTTAATAGCGGAAATGCATCGCCTTGGGTCTATTGCCCTTGTCGCAAAGGAATATAATGTTGATTTGCGCGGCCTGCAAAGGCGAAGATTGCGTCTTATGGAGCGCGGGCACCATATCCCCAGTAGGTCGGCGGATGGTGATGACCGGCGCGTTCCACCGCAATACCGCGACACCGGCTGGACGTTTCCCCTAAACCGAGAAATAGAGATATTCTCAGGATCAATCATTATTTCATCGGACCATCATTATTGGCCGGGAGTGATCCCCCTCGCTCACAAAGCCCTTCTCAAAGTCATCAAGATCGTCAAGCCGCGATTGAAGGTGCTGAATGGCGATGTGTTTGATGGTGGCTCAATCTCCCGCCATCCTCCCTTTGGCTGGAGTGAGAGGCCATCGCCGGTTGATGAACTACACGCCTGTCAAGAGCGGGTTGGAGAAATAGAGCAGGCGCTCCCCAAGGGTTGCGAGAGGATTTGGGCGATTGGCAATCACGACGCGCGTTTTGAGCGCAATATCGTGACAAAGGCTCCTGAAATGGCGGGCCTGCATGGCATGAGGCTGGCCGATCATTTCCCCGGTTGGGATATAAGGCATTCCTTTTGGATTAATAAAAACAGCCTTGATCCGGTAATGCTGTTTCACAACTACGCTAATGGGGTCCACGCAGGTTATAACAATGCCATGAAAAGCGGCGTTACAACCGTAACGGGACACACACACGCTTTGGAATGCAAGCCTTTTCATGATCTTCGCGGGCGCAGATATGGCGTTCAATCTGGCACAATTGCTGATTTAGACGGCCCTCAATTTGAATATCAGGGAAATAGACCATCGCAAGCTTGTTCGGGTTTTGTGGTATTAACTTTTCGTGATAATAGATTGCTACACCCTGAACTTTGCCAAGTAATAGATGGCAAGGCGTGGTTTCGCGGGGACATAATGGCATGAAGTTCTTTTTTGATATTCTCACTGAAAGCGACAATGAGACATATTCTCTTCAGAGAGTAGGTGTGGGCATGGGTTTGCTTATGGTGGCAGCGGGCTTTGCGTCACAAATATGGCATAGCACGTTAACGCCAGAGATATACCAAGCTTTTGCTATGGCTTGGGCTGGTATTTTGATGGGCGGAGGCGTTGGAGCAAAACTAACACCGGAGGCCAAGGGCAATGGATAAAACAGCCGCCCATGAGCAGCGCGAGACATTCACGATTGATGTGGAATATCCCGAGCATATTCAGCGCAAGGCCAGTTCCGAGTTTGAGGCAAATCGCCGCCAATTGATTGGAAAGCTGAAAACGCCATGCCTTTCTTGCGGCGCGACTGAGCATTTGGAAGCCCATCATTTTCTAGTGGAATGGAGTGAGGCTGAAAATACCGACTGGGCGAAGGTGACGCAATTATCTCACCACTTCGACATTTACGGCTTTGCGGGACAGCTTGGCGATAAGCCTATCACTAGCCCTGATGACATTCGGAATCTCGTTATTTTATGCGTCGAATGCCACCGTGGGCGAGGAACGGGTATTCACCTTGTGCCATTCCCAAATTGGATTTCGCAAGTCGTCGCTCGCAATGGCGTCGTGGAACTGAAGTCAATCGGCAGTAAGCCGACGGGTGGCTCTGACGGCGATGACAACGCTTAACCAAGGAGTAATATCATGACAATCAAGACTGAAATCACCGCTATTAAAACCGCCGCCAAGGCCGATGTTGCCAAGGTTGAGGCGGATGCTGTTAGCATCTTTGACAAGGTGCGGGCTTTCCTTTCGGCCCATGTATTCGCAGCCATTGGCGTGGCCGTTGTGGTGGGCGCGATTGCCAAGGCTCTGATCTAATGCTGGCTCTGGTCCTTTCTGCATGGGGCTGGGTTAAGGGTGGCGTGTCCTCGCTCTTTGGAGTGCTGGCGCGCTACCCGTGGCCCTGCGCTTGTGTGGCTCTTGCTATTATTGCTGGATGGCAATGGCATGAAAAGGACCGAGCCAAGGAGGAACTGCCCGTCTGGCAAAAAGCCTTTGCCACCGAGCAAGGGGCCTTTCGCACCGAGCAGCAGACGGCGCACAATCTTGTCGCGCAGATTGAAAGCCAGAACGCCAGCATCACAACGCTTGCCCAAACGAGCGATAACCGCGCAAAGGCGGCTAAATCGGCGCTAGGGGCTGCTACAGCGCGTGGAGCGGCCCTAGAGGCACAATCCCGCCAGATCGACGCCAACGCGCTCCACGGGGCTTATAACTGCCGCACACCTGATGGTGTGATGAAAGTGAAAGGCGAACTATGAGCCGCGAAGCCATCCGATATATCCTGACTTGCGTTGTGACTATGCTGGCGTTTGGAATCCTCACGGCACTAACCGGCTGCGCGACGGTGCCCCATGCTGACAAGCCTGACGTTCCCTCGATTGTGACTGTAAACAAAGTGGTGACTGCCACCTGCATTAATCAGTCCGATGTGCCGCCTTTGCCGCGTAGCGTGGGAAACGATTTGAACGGCAACGCTGTGCATGATGTTTCCATTCTTGCGGCATCATTGTTAGATCATTTAGATTATGAAAACAAACAGGCGGCTATCATAAAAGGCTGCACCAATTAAAGACATTGTGTGAATTGTTAGATTGTAGGGAATAAAAATGGCCACTCCTTTTTCTTATCCTCGCGGCGAGGCGATAGTCATTGATTTGGTCATTTCTGATCCGGGGGATTATGACCCTTCAACATTGACGGTCACAATGTCTTTAAAGGTCACTTATAATTTGCAGCCGCCGCCAGTTACCGTTGCTCCTACTGCTAATTTCACGGTTACATATTATCCGGTTTCTGGTGGTAATCCCGCCTATTGGCAGGGCGTGATTAGTTCTGAGATTTGCGCGGGATTAACTCCGGGGTCTTACATTACCGATGCGCTTGTTATGTCTGGCGAAACGGTTTTGTCTGTTACTGCCCCGCAAATCATTAACATTGTTGAGAGTGTGACACCCGCAGCATGAGCAGTTTGACACTTTACTGGCGAGGGCCAGCCGCACTCCCGACAGTTTCATGGTCTGCCAATCAAAGCCCGCCTGAATTTGTCGTGGCGGCGGTTATTGGCCCTCAAGGGCCGACAGGGCCAACAGGTAATACTGGTCCCACAGGTCCTACCGGGCCTACTGGATTGATCGGACCGACCGGACCTACGGGTCCGACGGGGCCAACAGGTGCAGATTCGATTGTTGCGGGTCCGACTGGTCCTACAGGCGCACAAGGCAATACCGGGCCCACCGGGCCTATAGGGCCTACGGGAACCACTGGCGCTACCGGGCCAACGGGACCGACGGGGCCTACCGGCAATATTGGTCTCACTGGCCCGACTGGCCCCTATGGCCCGACTGGCCCTACAGGTAATACGGGTTTAATTGGCCCCACTGGACCAACTGGCCCCACTGGACCTACGGGAATCAAGGGACCCACCGGGCCTACAGGACCAACAGGGCCAATGGGCTCCATAGGTCTTACCGGACCCACCGGGCCTACGGGACCGACCGGCCCAACTGGACCGACGGGGCCTTCTGGTGCTTATTATGCC